AAGTAATGGAAAATGGTGTAGATGCAACAACTAAATTAGTTAGTGAATCAAAGGGAGGACAAGCTGTAATGAATATCAATCAAATCTGTGAATTAGATCAATATCAGGAAGCAACATTACGTACATGGAATGCAAATAATGATTTCGGTGGGCGTGTTTTAAATGCAGCATTAGGGCTTACGGGAGAAGCTGGTGAGGTTGCTGATATCGTAAAAAAAGCTATATTTCATGGTCATGGATTTGATCCGGCTCATTGTCCAGGAGAAGAGAGCGGGAATACTCATAAATTAGCTTTAGAGTTGGGAGACATCTTGTATTACATTGCAATCATGTCTCACGAAATGGGATATACCTTAGAAGATATTGCACAAATGAACATTTCTAAACTGGCAAAAAGATATCCAAATGGTTTTAGCAGGGAAGCTAGTCAAAAACGTATTGATGTGAAGTAAGATCAAATTTGAATTTAATAAATTGGAACACTGTGCAACAGTGCTCCAATTTATTAAAAGAATTATATGGGAGCTTATATAAATGAAATAGCTTTAAATATAATATATTGAACTAATGGTAAAAATTCACTTATGATTTTATTTGAAATTGTTGAGCCATAAGAGCTAGTTGCTGGAATTTTTCAGGGTCTTGGAAAGCTTGAGATAGTATAAGTTCAAATACTTTCTTCTCTGGCATAAAGGTATTTTTTTGGATTTGTTGCATAGCTAAATCAAGCGTTTGAGCTGTTAATTCATCATTACGCTCTCCCACTAAGGATTTAAGTTCTGCAAGACTATCTTGTATGTTCAGTAAATATGGAACAATATTTACATGTCCAGGTTCAGAAGTTATTTTTTTATCTTGGTTTTTTTCTAAGTTCTCCGATATTTCAAATGATAAGATTGTTTCGCGCAAACGGTTTTTAGCGGCATCTGCTTTTTCTAGGTCGTTTGTGGCATAGGTTATTGTTCTTAAGTTAGCAACATCGAATGGTAGTTTGGTGTCTTCTTCTACGATTGGAATCAATGGCTTCCCAAGTGCGTGACGAAAACCCATTTCATAAAATGCATTAGGATTGTATTCAGTCATATCTGCAATTACTAGATCTGCATTATTTAAATGTTCGATGATAGTATTATCTATTCTATCGACACTATGAATCTTATCAACTCTTATAACGGTGAATCCAAGTTCATTACAAACTGGTTCAATAATATGTCTTAAGACAATATCAGACCGTTTTCGTTGAGGTGAATCATCACTTCCAATTGGACAAACAATAAAACAGTTTTTCATTAAAAATGCTCTCCTTTTAATAGATAAATTATGAAGTTAACCTTTATAGTTAACATATGTATATATTAACATAAAAATATTGTGAAATAAGAATTTTAAAAGGGTTTGGAGAAACGTGTTTGTACAAACACGAAATGGGATATACCCTAGAAGATATCGTTCAAATGAATTTATCTAAATTAGCAATAAGATACCCTGAAGGCTTTAGTCGAGAAGTTAGTTAAAAACGTGTTGATGTGAAGTAAGATCAAATTTGAATTTTATTAAGAAATACATAAATGTTCAAAGAATAAAAAGAAAAAAGACCTACTTACAAAGTAAATAAGTCTTTCTTCAATAATTCACAGTTCTTATGAAAGGAGTGTAACAGTTAGAGAAGCGGATCTATAAAAATTTTGTGCAGCTCCACCTTGTATTATAACGGTTACCTGTGTACCCGCACTCACATTTGCTTGGACAGTCTTTCCAATAGTTTGACGACTGTTCGAAGGTAATGACGTGAAAAAATATGATCCATCAAGATCGGTACCTCCTGCTTGAATAACAAAGTTAATATTTACACCGCTGGCTTGAGTTTCAACTATAACACCTGCCGTAATCTCATAAACTCCGGAATTTAAGACAGTAATGGTATCTGTTACTGTATCTGGCACTGTGTTTAGGGCCGGGCCGGTAATTGTAAAGTCTAATGGACCTACAGGTGCTGTAATAAGAGTGAGATCGCTATATAAAGAACCGAATCCAATGGGCCCAGTAGGTCCAGTGATGCCAGTAGGTCCAGTGTCGCCAGTAGGTCCAGTGATGCCAGTAGGTCCAGTGTCGCCGGTAGGTCCAGTGATGCCAGTAGGTCCAGTGTCGCCAGTAGGTCCAGTGATGCCGGTAGGTCCAGTGTCGCCGGTAGGTCCAGTGATGCCAGTAGGTCCAGTGTCGCCAGTAGGTCCAGTGATGCCAGTAGGTCCAGTGATGCCGGTAGGTCCAGTGTCGCCAGTAGGTCCAGTGATGCCGGTAGGTCCAGTGATGCCAGTAGGTCCAGTGTCGCCAGTAGGTCCAGTGATGCCGGTAGGTCCAGTGTCGCCGATAGATCCAGTGATGCCGGCAGGCCCAATATCGCCAGTAGGTCCAGTGATGCCGGTAGGTCCAGTGTCGCCGGTAGGTCCAGTGATGCCGGTAGGCTCAGTGTCGCCGGTAGGTCCAGTGTCGCCAGTAGGTCCAGTGATGCCGGTAGGCCCAGTGTCGCCGGTAGGCCCAGTGTCACCCGTGTTTCCAGTGATCCCAGTAGCTCCGGTAATCCCAGTGGGTCCGGTATTGCCAGTAGGCCCGGTAACACCAGTAGGTAGAGTAAATGACGGGATTGGTGGGAATGTAGGTCCGATTAGATCGGGAGAAATCAAAATTTCAGGTTTTATGTTAGGTGAATTAAATCTGTCTTTCCTAGATATACGTGATCGGTTGAATTTATCTTTTCTAGTCATATGTATATCATCCCTTCTTAGAGTATCTGATTATATCCAATAGATGCATGATATGAATTGGGTGTGATTGTATTTTAAGGTAATAAGAACAAATTTATCTAATCAAATTTTAAAGCTCAGAACTAAACAAAAGCGTTATTTTACAGGAAAAGAGCAGCTAGCAAAAGCTAACTGCTCGGAATACCGAACTTAGAGATTTTAATATTTACACTCTCATAATGAGATATTGACTCCTATTTCTAATTAAACTGGATCAGGCGGGTATCTTACAGCAGAAAATCCACGATTTCTGACTAGAGCCGATGTTACATTCTCACTATAATCCCCTACATTTGCCACGATTCGGTAATGAACCGGGTCACCTGGTGATACTGGGTCTGGTGGGGTATCTATCCATGTAAACGTGGGGTTAAAAGTAAATAGAATGTCTTCAATATCACCGATTTGGTAACTTCCGGATACTAGTGTATCTGTTAGCAACACATTGTCACGGAATAACTGATACGTAATGGCATCCACGTTAAAGGATGTGCCTTGATCTTGTTCTACTTGAACTAGCATTTCTGTACCCATTGTTGCGTTTAATAGGACTCTGTCACCTGCTTTTTCTATAGGAACAAAGACTTCCATAATTAAAACATTATCTGTATTTGCTGGGATATCTATAGAAGTGGGTTCTGGTGCAAGGGGAGTAAAAGACAGGCTTGGCCCAGTTGGTCCTGTAGGCCCTGTAGGTCCAGTTGGTCCAGTGATGCCGGTGGGACCTGTAATACCTGTAATACCAGTAGGACCTGTATTGCCAGTAAGTCCAGTGGGACCAGTCACACCAGTAAATCCTGTTGAACCAGTGAATCCAGTACTTCCAGTCGGTCCGGTCGGTCCTGTTGCTCCAGTGAGACCAGTACTTCCAGTCGGTCCGATATTCCCAGTAGGACCGGTAGGGAATTGAAAGGGTTGAACAGGTGGGAGTGTAGGCCCAATCGAACCCGGATTTAATGCAGGGGAGGATAAAAAATCGTCCAATATAATTCACCTCTGAAAAATTCGTATTACTAATAGTAAATGCAGAAGTAGGGAAAAGTGAAATGGACAAGCGGTTGTATATGTGAAATTTAATAAAATAGTTATTTAATAGAATTTTGATAAAAAGCGATTATCACTAAATCGCGCCATGATTAATGACAATCGCTTATGTATTGAAAAGCTATTCAGTTATTTGAAATATAGTTTCATCAGGTTTGGAGAATCCATACAATTTCCTTGCGAATTTTAAAATACCTTCTTCGCTCTCTGTTAAAGTTTTAATATCGTTTTTAAAATAGCGTCCTGTAATTTCTAATTCAGATAATCTTTTCTTTTCTTTATTAAGTGTAATTTGTTTTTCTTGAATCATTTGTTCTTGCTTATAAATGGAGATTTGAATGGAAATAACCATGGGTAGCATAAAAGCAAGTGCTAATAAAAGACGACGTCTTAGCTTTTTATTTGTTTGTTGATTATTGTTAGGATTAATTTGTTTTTTTGAGATTGATTGTTGCGGTGATAAATTTGGGACACGCCCCATTTTAAAGCCTCCATTACTTATGTATAGAATTTAAATTGCTTAAAAGTATTATATATGCTAAATAGCTAATTTTGAACCTATTTCGGTAAAGAGAGGTTCTATGAAATTTAAATAAAATCCTTATTGTAAAGAAAAAGTGATAGGGTTCACAAACCCATCTCTTCCAACATAGCTAATTCCATTTTCGCTTCTTCACAATTTGGATTATTGCAGTAATGAATAAAAGAATGTTCATCATGTTGTATGAGAGGTTGATCACAAGATATACATGTGTACGGTGAGAGCATTTTATATACCTCCTTACAGATTATGGGTTAATTTTAACACGGTTTTAGTTGGTTGAGGAGTAAGGGGAAATCGTTAATTTAAATAAAAAAAGAGCCCCGCAAGCAGGGCTGCAGGGCTTCATAAGGTCGAGTTATGTCGTACTCATAAGGGATTTTAACATGAATGTTGTGGTAAACATACTGGTAAATGTATCTTATTTATTTAGAGCTGTTATTTTAAACAAAAACGCTATTTTAATAAAAAAAGAGCTTGCAAGGAAACAAGCTCTAACGTAATTGAGATGTCTATATATTACCATTCATTTCATTATAATTCCATACGCTGTGGTTGAGAAATAAAGTATAAGCAATTTAATAAAAATTTCATTTTGTTATAAAAAAGACACTACAATGAGTGTCTGAATTAATTAGATTAATGTCTTTCAGTATGAGTTGTTGCTTTTTCTTGATTTACTTGCGCACTTAATTTAATCAATAGGTCACGATCTATAAGTAATACATCATTTGCATGTGCTAATTTACGTGCTGGTGCAGTGAAATAGTTATTAGTTACAACCCATGCGTGAGCAGCATCGTAATATTTTTTAGCCCCAACAATTTCTTGGACTGAACGGATGCCAACTTTATTTTTATAACGTTTTGCTTGGACGATTATTTTTTCATTATCATTCTTTAAAACTAGGTCCGCTCCAAAGTCTCCGGATCCCTTAGTAACTTCTGCGTGGTATCCAAGTGATTGATATAGTGCGCTTAAGTATTGTTCAAATTGTAGACCATTCATCTGATCAATTTCATAAATGTTAGATTGGCGAAGTTGTTCCATATAAATCTTTTGAGCTTTAACCTGTTTTCTATGCTGAAATATTATAAAGATAATAAATAATGCAGGAATGAGCATTAAGGGTGAAGTTAAAGTTTTGATTAGTATTTCAGTGGAAAATATAAACAAATTAGTACACCTCCTTATAGTTAAATCAATATAGTTGTTAATAACATTATACAAAACTTCTTTGTTTAGAATAGATAAAAATTCAAACAAAATAATCCTTTTAGAAGAAGTATTTCAAAGTATAATAGAAACCATAAAGATATAAAGAAGAAGTGGTAACATTGTTATTAAATCATAGTTGTACAAAAGCTATTTCTTATATAACGGAAGGAGAATAAACACTTTGAATGAGGATAATCAAAAGCAACCTAATGCTCGATATATACCTGTTTCTAACATCCCTACCTATTTACTTGAACAATTAAAACAAGGGCAAGAAATAAAAAGACATTTTGTAGAACAATATAGTCAAATTGCAAAATCACTTGCTCCATTTTTAGAAACTATACGAAACATTGATTTGGGAGAAGTCGAACAATCACATAAAGAAGCAGTTGAGGTACTAGCGCAAAAAGGTTGGACTATTCCAATGAATATGACACCAAGTGACATAATTGAAATAAGCAAGATTCAGGATCAAAATGAATTAGATTTAATGTTTCAAGAGTTTTATAAAATAGAAAAGGAATATGATTCTATTAAATCAGCGATACTTGAACATAAGTTAACTCTGGAGTGGAAAGAGCTTCTTATTCAGTGCTTTGATAACTATGAAAGAGAAAGTTATTTAATTGTAATTCCTAATCTATTTATTATTATTGAAAACCTAGCTAATATTCTCATATCACCTAGATATCAAAAATATATAAATCCCAAAAGGAGAATTTCTTTAAGAGCTAAATTTAAGGAAGTACAGCAAGAAATTATAAATCTCAGTACTTATATTATATTTTATGCTTCTGTATCAGAATTTCTAAATAGTGTATTTAAAGCTGGGAATTTTGATAAATATCAATCTCGGTTTTCTCTTATAAATAGAGATTGGGTATTGCATGGTCGTGACTATCCAAGCAATTGGAGACAAGTAGATGCTTTACGGTTATTTAATGCATTACATACAATTATTGAGTTAGATTTCTTACTCGAGGATTTAGAAAAAGAAGTTCATGTTGATGAATTAGTTAAGTAGAAGTAAATATAGTCTGGCTAGAAAACTAGAGGACACCAATTCATTAAAGCAGCAATTGAAGCTGTTTTAGGAATAGGTGTCCTTTTTATTTTGAAAAGGGAGATGGGGAAATGAAGGTGTTAAAGGATCAGCTACGTGAGTAGAAAAAGCAATCGAATCAAGCAAAGAAGAAAAAATGAAAAGAGAAATTTAGCACTCGTGAAATTGAAGAGTTAATGGTAGTTCATGGACCACGTTATGAACGCAGACGTGGAGCACTAAGACAAAAATAATAATAATAATGGAGGAATTTAATATGAATAAACAACTATCATTTAAAATGCCAATCGTGGATGGGAAAAGAACAAAACAAGAAATTGAAAAAGTATTCAATGAGTATCGTACATATTTAGCAACAATGCCATGTGATATGCTGCCAAAAGTGACAGCGTCATATTCTATTGTTCCTCCATCAACTACAAACGAGTTTAATAGTTCAACTGAAAATAATGCAATTGAAAGAATTGAGTATGAACAAGAAAGAAATAAATTTATGGGTTGGTTGTATGATGCTGTGAATCGCCTAAGAGAGGATGAACGTGAGGTAATCGTGAAGTTTTATATGGAAGATGACATTGGATATGACCCAGATATCTGGATGGACTTAGGTATAGGTAAAACAAAGTATTACAAGTTAAAAGGTCGTGCGATATTGCGTTTAGCTTTCAATCTAAAGAAAGAGGTATTTCAAAAAACACGTAGACAAAAAGTGGGGCAAAGTGTATGAACATTGTACAGCCGATTCGAAATAAAGAAATCATACAAGAAATAAAAAAATTCTATAAGGAACAGAATGAGAGGAACTACATTCTGTTTCTTCTTGGTATTAATACAGGATTCAGAATATCGGACATATTGCGTTTACGTGTTCGTGATGTAGAAGGTTGGAATATTGTGATACGTGAAAAGAAAACAAGAAAGATTAAAGATGTGAAGATGCCTTCAGAACTGAAGAGAGCTATCAGGAATTATACAGAAGGAAAAGCGAAGAATGAATATCTGATTAAGAGTAGGAATGGAAAGAATAAACCGATTACTCGTGCGATGGCTTATGTAATATTAAATCAAGCTGCAGAAGAGTTTGGGTTAGAACGTATAGGGACTCATTCACTTAGAAAGACATATGGATATCATCATTACAAACAATTTAAAGATGTAGTTGCTTTGCAAAAGATGTTAAATCATACAGATCAGAAAGAAACATTGAGATATATCGGAATGGAGCAAGATACATTAAATGATTATCAAAGGAAATTCAGGATCTAGTTTTTATACAAATAAATTAATAAATAAAAATTCAAATTTCTCATTGAGTGAAAATTTACCAATGGGAAATTTGAATTTTTAAGTCTAGATACTTTAAATATGGATAGTAATTATACTGGTGTTTACCATCTATACATATCACCAATACTCTTCAGTGTGCTATTTGCTGCTGAAAAACCATCAAGATCTGGATATATTGTTTCATCTCTAATATTAAATGAATGCATTAGTATTTCTTTGATGATTTCTTTCAGGTGGGGTTTTATTGCAATGAATATTCTATCATTCTCGTTGTTTGGAAGTTTTAAACTACCCATGGGGCTGTCACTGACTTTACTATATAAAAATAAACCGTGTTGAGCTGAGATTCTTGGAGATACAATAGGTGGATCTATCAGCATAGGGTATTCTTTTGATGAGAGTTCATCAGCGAAATTATTGTAATCATTTTTGTTAGCATGGATGGTAGACTCAAAACCACCTACACAAGAACTATGGACTCCAAGAAGCAATCCCGTTTCAGATGGACTAGAATTAATACAAAACCACAAAGCGATTAGAGCATTTTTTGAAAAATCTACAAGTCTCGTTGCTGCTCCATGATGTTGTAGTTTAGCTAGAATTTCAATGTCGGTCAATATTCTTCCATCTTGATATCCAAAACCTTTGTGTCTAGCTTGGTTTATCAATCTTTTTTCATAAATTATAATGTCTTCTTCTTTTACAAAATCTGAATTCGCATGAAGAATCCTTCTATAGGCACCACTATGTATGGGCCAACTAATATCACCTTGACCTCGCCATAATTTTACGTTAGTGGAACCAGGTTTCAAGTCGCGTGTTATTATTTCAATTAGTTCATTAAAATTTTCAGGTTCTACTACTCTTCCAAATAAATCGAATTCTACTGTGTTCATATTATCCTCCAGCTGAAATATTTTATAATACACTTTTTATGATAGTGTAATTATTTGAAAGTGTCATATGTTTTATTTTGAATTAATTAAAAAAGAGGAGTGTCAAATTCATTTTGAAGAAGTATTAAAAAGCCTGATAACTCTAAGGTAAATAGAGAAGCGTTAATTCAACACAATCTAGTTTATAGCTAATTCATTTTTAACTATTTTTATTTAAAAACATTCAAATTCATACGAAAAAGGAAATAAATAGTTGTTTTGATTTTGACTTGCATTCATAATTTTATATATGAAATCATTAAGGAGGCGTACTATGAAAAAGTTTATAGCACCAACATTACATACTGAAATATTTGATTGCCCGCATTGTGAGGTAAGGGCTATGCATGAATGGTTAACAGTTTATAAAGAAGGGGGAAGTGTGAATCTAGCAGCTGATAAATCGCATGAAGAATTTATGGAACGGTTTCAATATAATCCAAGCATACAACTTCCAGTTTTATATTGGGAGTTTAATATTAGTGTTTGTACAGTGTGTACAGAATATATGATATGGAAAAAGGATGAAATTATATATCCTACATCTCATAACGTTGAAGAAGCGAGCTCTGATATGCCAGAATCGATAAAGAGTTTATATAACGAAGCTAGGGAAATTGTCCGCTTGTCTCCTAAATCAGCCTGTGCCTTACTTAGATTATCACTAGAAAAATTACTTGTTCATTTGGGATATCCTGAAAGCAATAGAGTGTTTGACAATATTAATCTGTTAAAGGAACAAGGAAAAGTGGATGAATCTGTGTATGATGCACTAGAGTCTGTGAGACTAGTTGGTAATAATGCTGTGCATCCAGGGAAAATCAACATAGATGATAATCCAAAGTACGCGTATATATTGTTTAGTTTATTAAATTACATTGTAGAAGAACTTATTTCGAGACCAGCTAGGGCAAAAGCGTTTAGGAAGTCTATCGGCCGATAAGTTTTTCAAAATGCGAACTATTTGCGAACTATTTACGGACACGTTTTGGTTTTTTACATGATATATTTGTATTGTGAGAAGTGGCGGAAAACACAACTCATTATGTTGTTTCTAGAATTCTAAACGGTTCGTAATGACGGCACATAAAATCCGAAACCAGCAGATGGTAGTGGTTGAATGATACCGTTATTAAGGAGAGCTTTTGCTCTTCTTCCTGTTACTTAATTATGTTGAAACAAATGGACATAGTTGCATTAGGTAATTGGAAGAAGGATAAAACTTCATTTACCGTAATTGAAGTACAAGTTAATAGTCGATAAAAAAACATCCATTTGGATGTTTTTTTTGTGGGAATTTATATACGGCCACGTTGCATGAGAGTCGTAACTCTTTTAGTTCTCTTTGAATTTGTTATTTTTTGTTACTAATAAAATAGACCCAGATTTTCTCGTGTTTTGTAGGATTTTCTTCTTTTGTGTCGAATAAATGAAAGGAAGGGAGAGATGGTTTTGAATAGTCAAGAAGTGGCATCTAGAGAAATTATTGAGTTTCTGGAGTCTGATACAGAAAAGGTTATGCTAGTAACAGGAACAAACGATTACAAAAAACATTCTTTAGTATTAGAAATGATAAATGAAGACAAAAGTCTAAAAAGAGGTTTATTTCGAACTCATAGATTAGAAAGTGTTTCGAATTTTTTTGGAGATGCAGAATTGAAAGTACCACATAATGCAGGTAAACCAGCAGGGCAAACAAGATTAATTGAGAACACATTTTTTTCTTTTGATTCATTTGATAAATCTACATGGGGGAAAACACCTTCTGAATTGGATTTTGCGTTAATTTATCCAATAGAAGTATATAATAAGAAAAAAAGTGATTTAAAAGAAGCGTTCATAAAAAATATTGTTGAAGAAAAAAATATCAACAAAATATTTGTAGTCTCTAATTTGGATGATAGAGGTGATTATGAATGGCTAGCTGGTTGTGTAGATAGAATTTTTGAGTTTAATAGATAAATGAGAAGAAAAGCATCCAAAACGGATGCTTTTTATTTTTGAGGAGGATGAATGATGGGAGAACGAAATACAGTTTCGTCCCTAATTAATGTTGATACAACAGAAGCAAAAGAAAATATTGAGGAACTTACATTAGCTATCAACGAATGTGTAAGTGCATTCGAGAAGTTAGAGAAGGTTATGAGCAAGTATACAGTAGGAGTTGAAACTGTTGAATTATATTGTAATGGTGAAGTCATAGCTCGAACTATAGTTCAAAGTAATGAATGAACACAAAACCAAACAACAACGAAAGTACTATGATAAATACAATCGAGATAAAGAAGCGAAGAAGTTCTATGACAGCACAGCATGGCGGAGGTGTAGAGAGTTGGCACTGATACGAGACAGCTATCATTGCCAAGAGTGTATGAAGCATGAACCATTGATACCTGTACCTGCTGATATGGTCCATCATATCAAAGAAAGAAGTGAATATCCTGAACTTGCATTAACATTAGATAACTTAATTTGTTTATGTAATGCATGTCACAATAAAGAGCATCCTGAAAAGGGTGGAGGGAAAAAGAAGAAAAAAAGAAAGATATCAGTTGTAAAAGCAAAAGCAAATACAGAATGGATATAGCCCCCCTCCTTTTATTGTTCAGAGCCGTTTCTGCCCAGACCGGATGCCTCCGTCGTGCGTAGCGCAAGTGGTGTTTCTAAAGGGGGGTAAACCCTGAAAACAAGGGATTTTTATTTTTAAGTTAATACTTTTTATCCATAAAATGTAAGTGAGGTGATATCGTGGATAAAGGATTGATAGAGAGGAAACCACCTACTCATTTAAAAAAAGTAGGAAAAGACACTTGGATTCGTATTTGGTCTGTTCTAGAAGTGGAAGGTAAGGCAGATAAAAATGATCCCATTGTAGTTGAAGCGATTGCTTTCAGTTATCAAATGTTTAGGGAGATGGCGGCCAATGTTAAAAAAGAAGGGCTGACAATGGAGTATACAAATAAAGCAGGTGCTACAAATCTTACTAAGCACACTTTGATACCAGAGATACCTAAGTATTTACAGCAGATTCGTCAATATTTAGGAGAGCTAGGGTTGACTGGGGCAAGCAGAAAAAAGCTTCAAGAAGAGTTAACTGGAGATTCTGATGATGATTACGACAACTTCTAAGCCATCTAAAATAGCGAATTGGTATAAAAATTGGCGGAATGAACAGATACAGCATTTTCATATTTTGGTAGATCCATCTCCTGAACTAAGAACAACTTGGTATGCAGAACAAGTCGTGAAAGGAAACATAATAGCTAGTAAGAAAAACATCTTGTCTTGTCAGCGTCATCTAAATGATTTGAAGAGACAGGGGACTGAGGAGTTCCCTTGGGTTTTTGAGGAAGAAAAGGCTCATAGACCGATACGATATATCGAAAAGTTTTGTCGCCCATCAAAAGGTGACTATAAAAGATTAGTTCTTCAACCGTGGCAGCACTTTGTTATAGGTTCTTTGTATGGATGGGTTCATAAAGATACAGGTTATAGGCGCTTTCGTGAGGGCCTTATTTTTATTGGACGTAAAAACGGAAAAACTACAATGATTTCTGGTTTATCTAATTATGCTGTTGCTAAAGATAATGAGCCAGGTGCTCGTGTTTATGTTTTGGCAAATACAAAACAACAAGCGGGAGAATTATTTGATGAAAGTCGTGCAATGGTTCAAAAATCACCCCTTCTTCGGAAGCATTTACGCGAAAATCAGAAAGGAATTTTCCACGATAAAACGCATTCTAAAATTGAACCTCGTGCATCGGATAGTAAGAAACTAGACGGATTAAACACACACCTTGGTATTTTTGATGAAATACATGAATTTAAAAACTTTAAGTTAATTAATGTTATTAAAAAATCACGTGGCGCACGTAAACAACCAATGATTGTTTACATCACTACAGCAGGATATCAGCTTGAAGGACCACTTGTTCAATACTATGAAATTGCAACTGATGTGTTGGAAGGGGTTATCGACCAAGATAGAAAGTTTTACTTCATGGCTGAAATGGATAGTGTGGATGAAATTGAGAATCCTGAACTATGGATTAAAGCAAATCCAAATATGGGTGTTTCGCTAGACCTCCCATCGCTTATTGATGATTGGAATACAGACAAACATACAGATGCTGAAAAATACGACTGGATTACAAAACAATTTAACATCTTTGTTGATAATGATGAAATGTCCTTTGTTGGTATTGAGATTTTAAAAAGAAATGAAGAAGTTATTGATATAAAAGGATTAGCTGGTAAAGAATGTGTTGCAGGTTATGATTTGTCTTCAACAGAAGATTTTACAAGCGCTTGTCTAGAGTTTCCTTTAGATGATGGAAAGGTTTTTGTACTATCTCATAGTTGGGTTCCGCAAGCTAAAGTTGACCGTGATAATGAGGACATCGAATATAAGGAGTTTAAAGATAAAGGTTGGTTAACTATTATTCCTGGTGAATATGTGAAATACGAGTATGTTTATGATTGGTTTGTAGAACAATCCGAACAGTATTTCATAAAGAAAATTACTTATGATCCAGCAAATGCGTATCGTTTGAATGAAGATTTGAAAGCATATGGATTTAATACAGAATCAGTTCGACAAGGGCATTTAACTTTAAGTCCAGCATTAAAGGATGTAAAAGAATTATTATTGGATGGAAAAATAATCAGTAATAAAAACCGTCTTTTCCGTTGGTACATGAACAATGTAAAACTCGTAGAAGATCGTAATGGAAACTTTTTACCATCTAAACAGAGTAAATACCGGAAGATTGATGGTTTTGCAGCATTTCTAAATGCTCATACAGAAGTAATCCCGATGTTAACTCAATTACAAGGTGATGGAAATATTGAATTTATATCAGTTAGCGATCTTTTTAAATAGAAGGGCGGTGAGAAATTGAAAATGTTAGATCGTGTGAAAGGAGCACTAAAAGGCGCGGCCGTCGGGTGGAAAGGCTCGGGGTTTGACTTCTCTTCATGGTTTGGAAGAAAGTTTTGGGGTATTGATAATGCGAAATTAGCTACAAACGAGACGATTTTCAGCGTAATTAGTAGATTATCGAATACGGTAGCATCTTTGCCATTAAAGCTTTATAAGGATTATGACACTGTTTTTAATCAAGTGTCTGATGTTGTGATGAATGAACCCAATCCAAACATGACCGGATTTGAATGGATAAATAAAATTGAAGTCTCAAGAAATGAAACTGGAAATGGATATGCAGCTATCGTTCGTGATATTCGATTTCAAGTGGAAGCATTAATCCCTATTGAATCCGCTTATGTAACACCTTTTATAAATAGGGATGATAATAATTTGTGGTATGAGGTACGTGGGATTGAAGGTACGTATTACATCCACAATATGAACATGTTTCATGTTAAACACATCACAGGTATTTCAAGATGGAAAGGTATTTGCCCAATTGATGTTTTACGAAATACTCTTGAATATGATAAGGCAGTACAAGAATTTAGTTTGTCAGAAATGCAGAAGAAAGATAGTTTTATTTTGGATTATGCGACGCAGGTAGATAGTGATAAGAGGCAAAAAATCATCGATGATTTTAAACGATTTTATCAAGAAAATGGTGGCATTTTATTTAGAGAACCCGGTGTAAATATTGAAGAAATGGAGCGGAAATATTTTGCTTCAGACACGTTAGCATCAGAACGAATTACACGTTCACGAGTTGCTAACGTTTTTAATGTTCCTATTTCTTTTTTAAATGATACGGAAGGACAGAGTTATAGTAGCAATGAACAATTAATGATTCAATTTGTTCAAATGACTTTAACGCCTATTGCCCGACAGTACGAACAGGAAATGAATCGAAAATTGTTAAATAAGGCTGAAAGGCAAGCTGGATATTACTTTAAATTTAATATGAGTGGCTTACTACGAGGCGATACAGCAGCGAGAACACAGTTTTATCAAATGATGCTTCGAAGTGGTGGGCTAACACCTGATGAAGTGCGTGAATTAGAAGACAAACCACCAAAGGGAGGTTCAGCTTCTAAATTATGGATTTCTGGCGATCTTTATCCAATCGATATGGACCCAACTCAACGAAAGGGGGTGAAAAGTAGTGGCAAAGAACAAACAGAATAAGTTTTTTCAAATGAAAGCATCTGCCAATGGTAAAACGGCTGATGTTTTTATTTATGGAGAAATTACAAAGTATGCATGGGAAGAGTATGGCGAGGTATCGTCTATTACTTTTAAAAATGAACTGGATGAATTAGGTGATGGTATTGAAACGATAAACCTTTACATCAATAGTCCAGGTGGATCTGTTTTTGAAACAATGGCTATTATCGCAATGTTACAGAGACATCCAGCGAAGGTTATTTCCTATATTGATGGCATAGGTGCTTCTTGCGCATCAGTATTACCTATGATTTCAGACAAAATCATTATGTATGCTAATTCAATGTTGATGGTACACAATGCGTGGACATATGCATCAGGAAATGCTGATCAGCTACGTAAAGCAGCGGATGATATTGAACGTATTAACCAATCGATGGTGCAACACTATTTAACTCGTGCTGGTGAAAAGTTAGATGAAGATATTTTAAAACAATTACTAGATGCAGAGACATGGTTATCGGCTGAAGAAGCAATGGAGTATGGGCTTTGTGATGAAGTTATTCCAGCAAATAATGCCGCAGCATGTCTAGATGAAAAGTGGATGAAGGAATACAAAAATATTCCACAACAATTAGTAAATATACAAGCAAACATATCACCAAACGAAATGTTAGAACGACAAAAAATTGCCGAAGCAGCGAAAGCTAACGCGGACTATATAAATACAATTTTAGGGGGAATTCATTAATGAAAAATAAATTTCGAGTATCTATTGGTAATTTTCAATACTTCTCAAAAAATACATTGTTTGAACTAAAACAAAATTTATCTACTATTGGTCAACAACTACAAAAGGTAGAGAATGAGCTTTCTCAGAAGGCGATTGATCCATCCGCAACTATGGAGAGTCTTCAAGTGTTACAGCAATCCAAGAAAGATCTTCAAATGCGTTTCAATGTAATTAAAGAACAACATGACACGATGGAAGCTGAACAGAAAGTGCAATTTCAAATTCAAGCTCAAACTCAAAATGGTTTGCAATCTATTGAAGATCCAAAACAAAAGGTAGTTGCAGCGAAAGCAGAATTGGTTCGAGTTACAATTCGTGGAGGTACCTTATCACAAGAAGCACGAGCAACTCTTGGTGATAAAAATTCAACAGGTGGCGAAAAGATTCTTCCAACTACAATGACAAATGAATTATTGTATGAACCATTTGTTAAAAACCCATTAAGAGACGTATCTACATTTACAAGTGTGACTAACCTTGAAATTCCTAAGGTAACTTTTACATTAGATGATGATGATTTTATTGCTGATACAGCAACAGCAAAGGAATTGAAAGCAGAAGGTGAGGTTGTAACCTTCGGACGTAATAAATTTAAGGTATTTGTACCTATTTCAGAGACTGTTTTAGCAGCAACTGATACAAACTTAGTACAAACTGTAGATCAAGCGTTAGAAAGTGGATTAGCAGCAAAAGAGAAGAAAGTAGCATTTGCTACAACGCCTAAAGCTGGAGAAGAATCTATGTCATTCTATAAAGCTGGCATTAAGTCAGTTAAAGGCGCAACTTTATATAAAGCTATTAAGTCAGCAGTTGCAGATTTACATGAAGATTTTCGTGAAAATGCGACTATTGAGATGCGCTACACAGATTATCTAGAAATAATTGAAACACTTGCTAATGGTAGTGCAACTTTATATAATGCTCAACCAGAGCAAGTTTTAGGGAAGCCAGTTAAGTTCTGTGATTCAGCAATGAATCCGGTTGTTGGTGATTTCCGATATTCTCACTTCAACTACGATCCAAATATGATTTATGATCGTGACAAAGATGTAAAAACAGGTATTGAACTATTTGTTTTAACAGCTTGGTTTGACCATAGGATCAAGCTGAAATCAGCATTCCGTATCGCTGAAGTGCAGACTACACCCTAATCCTCCCCAAGGACCAACAGGGTTAAAAGTTGATTCTACAACAGTAACAACGGCCAACATTAGTTGGTCTCCTGTTGTGTATGATGGGGGCATTAAAGAGTATCAAATACTTCGCAATGGAAAACAAGTAGGGACATCAGTAACAGCGACCTATAAAGACACAGGTCTAACTGGTGATACAACATATTCTTATCAAGTGAAAGCAGTTGGAAATAACGGTTTACATTCTCCGTTAAGCGTTGAATTATCAGCGAAAACCAATGCTTCAGGATCATAGGTGATTATATGTTACAGCTATTAAAAAGAAAAATGAAAATCGATGGAAATGAAGAGGATACAGATATTCAACTTCTAATCGATGGAGCAAAAGAATCCTTATTGCAATCTGGTGTTCCTGAAAGTGAAAAGGCACTATATAAAATCGCGGTAATAACGCATGTTTTATTAAACTATGAGAATCAAGATAAATCATTAAATGTTCCGGCATTAAAGCATTCATTAGAAACCACCATATTACAATTAAGGGACTATAATTACGGTGATAATCATGAATCCAAGTAAATTAAATAAACGAATAACAATTCAGCAAGAAATCACAAATAAAAAAGATGAAGAAGGGAATCCAGTTCCGTCAAAATGGAAAGATGTTGTCACTGTTTGGGCAAGGGCAAAAACACCATTCGGAAAGGGGTTCAATTATGAAATATTCACTGGAAATACCGAAAATGCGGTTAACACAGTGAATTTTTTTATGCGATTTCGTAAAGGCATTGATGCGAAAATGCGCGTCTTATATGGCGGGCGTTTATTTGAAATTAGAGCTGTTGTAGATGTTGATGAACAGCATAAAGAAATCTGTTTAGTGTGTGAGGAGAGGTCCATATGGCAGAAGTAACGACCTTTGGAATCCAGGAAGCTATTCAGCGTTTCGAAGCGTTGGGAAGAAACGTAAAAACTATTGAAAACGCAGCGTTAAAAAAAGGTGCTGAAGTAGTGAAGGATGCATTAGAAGTAGAAAGTCCAGCCAGTGCATCGCCTAAACCACCTTCTCCGAAAGAGTCATGGCGTACAGGTAAGCATGCAAAAGATGAAGTACTTGTTGGTAAAGTGAAGAATAGAAATGGAAGCAAATCTATTAGTGTGGGATGGGAAAAAGATGATAATTCTCCACACTTTTATATGAAATTCCAAAACTGGGGAACCAGTAAAATGCCACATCCACCGCATAAAGGATTTATAGAAAAGACCGTAACTCATACAGAAATAAAGGCAGTTCATGCAATGAGAAATGTCTTTGCAGCGGCGTTGCATATAGTATGAGATTTCTAGAAAAAGATGTGTTACGTGCTCTTACGACTCCTTTTATTGTGGAAAAGCTAGGTGGAGAATACATTTATAACATGGTTCGTGGAGATGACAGCAGCAAAGCATGGATCACTTATTCTGAATTAGATAATGGTGCTGGAAGATACGCTGAAGGGGCGGAATCTACCAGTACTATTTTATTTCAAGTTGATATTTGGTCTTTCATGCCAGTTAAGGGTGATTTAAAAGAAGCGGTAAATAGTTCTATGAAAAATATAGATTTTAAGCGTATTACAACAGCAAATTTATACGAATCAGATACGAAAATATACCACTATGGTATGAGATTTCGTACTGACATTAAACTGTAGGAGGGAAATAAATGGCTATTCCAATCGATTTTAGAGATTTACATTATGCAATTTTAACAGAAACACCAGATGGTAAGGCTACCTACGCCACGCCAAAACGAGTTGGTTACACGGTAAGTGGGAAAGCATCACCTAAATCCGAATCTGTTACGTTTTACGCAGAAGGTGGTCCACGAGCGACAGCTTCAGCTTTTGGTGGAGTGGAACTTGAATTTGAAGTAGATTCATTGCCATTAGAAGTGTATGCAGAGGTATTAGGTAAGAAGGTTGTTAAAGGACAAGTTGTCGATAACGTAAATGATATCGCACCATATGTAGCAATTTTATATCGCTTGCCAAAAGACAACGGAAAAAATAAATTCTATTGCTACTATAAAACAAAATTTGAAATTCCAGAGGACGAGCATAAAACAGCAGAAGACAAACCGAACTTCCAATCATCCAAAGTGAAATGTAAAGCAATTCAACGTGAAGATGGGAATTGGAGACATATTTTGGATGAAGAATCAACAGGTGCCGATGCTTCTGTAGCTTCAAATTGGTTCAAAACAGTACCAAGCCCACCAGTAGTGGCAGGACCTTAAGTTTAAGAAATCTGACAATGAGAAGGCGCAGTGAAATGCTGTGCCTTTTATTTATGAGAGGAGATTCAATTATGCAAGAAACACAAAAAACAGAAACGTTTAAATTAGTTTTGAATTTATCTACTGGTAAAAAAGCTTTCTTTCTCCCTAATTTTATTTCAGCTACTGATGCGTTTGCAGCGGCAGAGTGGACAGAAAAGTTAAATGCTGAAACTGTTCAATTTGATTTATTAAAAGAAGCTACTCAATTTGTTGTTCAATTGTTTGGTAATCGTTTCACGGTAGAGGATTTCCTTAATGGTATACATGCTTGGTTTTTAACTTCAACTATTTACTCTATTTGTTTAGCGATTATAGGTCGTATTGCTGAAGCTGTTGCTATTATCAATGCCATTGATTCAAAGACAAATTTATCAAAAAAAAAGAAACAGAGAAACAGAAGGAACCATTCAAACCAACAGAAATGATGTTGGGTATTTATAGCATGCTTCAAGATGTTGGTATATCTCAAGCAGATATAAATCAAATGGATTTAGTCCTCTTTTTTAAAACATTAGGCTACAAACAACAGCAAGAAGATAAGAGAGTTGTTCGAACAGCAGATCAAGCGCCAGCTTGGTTATAAAGGTAGGTGAGATAAATGGCTGGAGATATGGAAATTGGTGCTCGGGTCACACTTGACACCCAACGGTTTGAAAATGGTGTTGCAGGAATTAACCGTGGTTTACGTTTAATAGACTCAGAGTTTAATTTAACGAGCGAACGTGCTAGGTTACTTGGGAATTCTGTAGAGCAACTACAAAATAAATTAACGTATCTGAATGAAAAATTCACTTTGCAAGGGCAAAAGGTGGAACATTACCTTCAAAAAATTGAACAAGCACGACAAAAGCAAGAACAATTACAAGCATCCAATTTAACATTGGCAGCATCAATGGAACGTCTTGAAACACAGTATAACCAAGCAGTGCAAAACTTTGGACGTAATTCACAAGAAGCTAAACAATTGAAGCAAGAATTAAAGCAGCTTCAAGCTGAATATACATCAAACGGTCAGGCGTTACAGCGATTAAATACGCAAATCGATAACAATACGATTGCTATGAATCGTGCTGAAACAGCTCAAGAACGGATTCAAAATGAAATTAGAGAAACAAACCGCGAATTAGCCGAACAACAGAATCGCCTTCATCATACTGGAGAACGGATGCGTGATACAGGAAATAAAATGCAAGATGTTGGTGGTCAAGTCGGAACTACCTTTGCAGCAATGACTGGTGTTATCGGAGCTGGACTTGCGGTGGCTGTGAAAGAATCGATGAACTTTGAGCAAAAGATGGCGGATATTCAAGCAGTTTCGGGTGCAACTGGCGATGAAATGAAAAAGATTAGTGAACTTGCTGTAGAAATGGGAGAAAAAACAAAATATTCTTCTGTACAAGCAGGACAAGGTATTCTAAAATGCCTCGCTATCTAGTGATAGGTAGTTGAAACTCCGTGAATTGCTGGAAGGCTAAGGTTATATAACTATGCTAATCAGCAGCCAAGTCACTTAGGGATAAGTGAAAGGTTCAGAGACTAGGGTATGGAGTCCAGAACGGACGGTAAAACTCCACGAGTGCGGAGCATCTCATACGAGATGAAGATATAGTCCGAACTTGCAGGAAACTGTAAGAACTATGGGATAAAGAGCCTATAGGGTAACAGTATGATTGAAGAATTAATTAAAGCAGGTGTATCTCTTACCGATATTATTAATGGTGGTTTAGAAGGGGCTCTTAACCTAGCGACAGCTGGGGAATTGGAATTGGCAGATGCAGCAGAAATTGCTTCGACAGCTCTAAATGCGTTCAAGGACGATAATTTATCAGTAGCTCAAGCAGCCGATCTATTAGCTGGTGCAGCAAATGCTTCCGCAACGAATGTTAGTGAATTGAAATTTGGTTTATCGATGGTTTCAGCGGTGGCAGCGGGTGTAGGACTAAGTTTTAAAGATACTACAACAGCCTTAGCTTTATTTGCACAGAACGGGTTAACATATAGCCCCGTTGTGGAGAAATTCGCAACGTAAAGGACGTGAATTCGGGGGAACTTAAGTTTGTTCATAATAGATTGTAGCCTGTGAATCATGATAGAATTAATTATCACGAAGAGGCAGGTGAAGAAAGATTGTCGAGAAATTGGACCTTTGAAAAGGCTAGTGAATTTGTCATGAGTGAAAGCGATGGGAACTGTCAATTACTTAGTATAAACAAAAAACACGGAAGGGATTATATGAAAATCAAATGTTCATGTGGTAATTCCTACGATACTTTATACTATAGATTTAAAAATGGTAAACTTACATGTAATGATTGTTCCGGGAAATCGAGATACTCAATAAATCAAATAAAGACATTTGTGACAAATAATAGTGAATGTGAATTACTATCAGATTCCTACGAAAATAATTCGCAGTTATTGCTATTTCGTTGCTCATGTCAAAAACAGTTTCACACAACACTTAAAATATTCAAACATGGTAAAAAACAATGTGAAAATTGTACAAACAATTATCTTTCAGACAAGTTCTCTAAGTCTCATAAGGCTTTTGAAAAAGAAGTGATAATGGCAACTGGCGATGAATACCTGATTATTGGTGAATACAAAAATAGAAAAACAAAAGTAAAAATTAAACATACAAAATGTGGGTGCGAATGGTTTGTGAATCCAAGCGACTTTCTTCATAAAGAAAGTAGATGCCCTCGATGTAATGAGAGCAAAGGAGAGAGAGTTATCTCTGATTGGCTAACTCATCAAAACATCACTTTTCAATCTCAATATAAATTCAATAATTGTATAAACAAAAGAAGATTACCTTTTGATTTTGCAGTATTCAAAAATAATCAGTTAGCATTATTGATTGAATATGATGGGAAACAGCATTATATAAAAGGATGTTTTGGTGTAAATCAATATGAAGTGATTAAAAATAACGATAGAATAAAAAATCAATATTGCCAAGAAAACCAAATATCATTATTGAGAATACCTTATACGAAGTTCAAGAAAATACCAAAAATCTTAGAAAACGCTCTGTTATAGAGTGTTTTTTTATTGAACAAATATAGCAATCCCGAGCCAAGCTGGATAGGAATATTCAGAAGGTGTAGAGACTAGAGGGAGTAAGCGAGAACCGTTGAAACCTCCACGAGCGCGTCCCATCCTAACGTGGAAGACGAGGATGATGATATAGTCCGATACTTCAGTGAAAATTGGAGAATATGAGATAAAGAACTCATATATAACGAATGTAAAAGGTTCTGATGCAGGTACTTCACTGAAAACTATGCTTGCAAATTTAATTCCTAAATCTAACGAAGCATACGATATGTTTAGTGAGTTGGGATTAATAACAATTGATACTGGAAAGGCAATGCAGTTTCTTGGAGAAAAAGGCATTAAACCAACTTCAACTTCATTTAAAAATGTAACTGGATCTTTATCCGAATACGCAGCTAAACAAGCTGGTGTCAAAGTTGGTTCTGAAAAAGCAGAGAAAGCATTTCAGAAGTTAACCTTTTCAACTGGTATCATGACAAACGCCTTTTTTGATTCAAATGGAAACTTAAAAAATATGTCCGACATTGCAGAAATTCTCCAAATGGCAATGCAAGGGTTAACGGCTGAGCAAAGGCAGTCCTACATGTATACGTTATTTGGATCGGATGCTATTCGTGCAGCTAATATCCTTTATAAAGAGGGCGCAAATGGCGTGAAAAATATGTATACAGAAATGTCAAAGGTAACAGCATTAGAAGTTGCTGAGACGAAGATGAATACAACTAAAGGGAAAATGGAACAGTTAAGTGGTGCTGTAGACACACTGAAAAAATCATTCGGTGATGCTTTGTTACCAATATTAGTTGATGTGGTAGAAGGTGTTCAAGGTGTAGTAGATTGGTTTAATAATTTAGATGAATCCACACAAAGTACTATTGCTAAAAGTGCATTGTTAGCTTTTGGGATAGCCGGTGTAACTACAGCGTTAGGCTTTCTTGCTATGGGTGTAGGTGCTTTATTGGCAAATCCAATTGCTTTAGCTATAACAGGAGCTGTTCTTGCAGTTGGAGCGCTGGGTATAGCGTTATTTGATCTGAATGAAAAATCAAAACAGGCTGAATCTCAAGTAGGAAAATTTGGTCAAGTAGTGAGCGATGCAACAAGTAAAGCAGCTGGTGCTTACGTGGATTTAAAAGATAAAGCAATTAATAATATGATTGATTTGAAACTTAAAACAGGTGAAGAAGCAAATAAAGCAGCCGATGAAACGATTAAAGCTTTTCAACGAATGACAAATGAAGTCGTTAAAGAACTAGAAGGTAAGAAAAGTGATTTTAACAAAATGTTTAGTCAGTTGATGGGAACTGTTCCAGAGGGTGCAAAGGAATCTTTGGAGAAGGTCAAAAATAATATAATTGAATCAATTAATAAAGAAATTGAAGTAGCTACGCAAGCCGAAAAAATCTTAGAAGAAGGTATCAAAAGGTATCAAGGAGATACCATGAAAATGCCAAAAGATTTTGCTCAAAAGTTTGATCAAGCATTACAAGTAGCTGATAAGAATGTTCAACAATTCTACGCAAAGGCGAAAGAAATCACGTCTATTTCAAAAGAAATAGAAGCTGGTGGAATGTTATCTGTAGATGCAGGTAAGAAAAGATTTGAGAGCATCATTAAAGTGTATGATGATGGTGTGAAATCTTTAGAAAAGCAAACAAAAGGCTGGCGTGAAAATGTAGAGAAAGCATTTAAACTAGGTGAAATTAAGCCAGAGGAAAGAAAAGCTACGTTGGATGCTATTGCTCTTTATGAATCCAAGCATGTATCGGATCTACAAACCATACGTGGTGATGCATTTAAAAAGCTAGAAGAGCATTTAAAAGCTGAAGATGCTTCTATTGTTTTGGCAAATGCTAATAAACTAGAAGCTGAAAATAAAGGTTGGGCCGAAAAGACAAAAGCATATCTTTTTGGGAAAGAAACTTATGAAGAAGTTTCTAACCGTTTTAATAGTGAACAAGAAAAAGCCGAAAAGGATCATAAAGATAAATTATTAGCATTTGAATTGCAGTATGGTAAATCAAGAATTGAAAGCATAGGCATGTATGTTGGGGAGTTGCAGAAAGGAACAGAATCCTCTCGACTTTTGGCAGAATCGATGGCAAAAGAAATAGATGGACAAATGAAAATTGATTTAGGACCAGCTGGACAATTTACAATCGATACTTTCTTACAAAAACTCCAAAAGGGTGAATTAGATTCTTCAGCTGTAGCAACCGCAAATGCCAATAAATTAAAAGATGTATATAAAGTAGACCTTTCACAAAGTGGTATTGAGTCTATGCAAAAGTGGATTGAAGGCATCAAAACTAAGGATACAGGAGAAGTAAGAGAATTCCTAAGTAAAAATATGCAAGGTAATACCACGATTGATCTTGGCATCTACGGAAAAATGACAATAGATTCTTGGATAACAGGACTTCAGAATGGAACATTGTCATTTGATACAGTATTCCAATTCTTCCAACAAAACGTTAAAAATGGGATGAAAGTTGATGCCACTCAAGAAGGGCAAAACAACATACAAACTTTAATTAATGGAATGCAAATTGGAGCATTACCATTACAACAAGTCGCACAGACTATGGGATTAGATATTAAAAGTAATGTTCAAGTTGATCTTGGAGAAGCAGGGCAATTCAATGTGCAAACACTTGTGCAAGGTATGCAAAATGGTTCCATTAACGCTGAACAAGCCGCAAAGGCAATTGCTTTATTGGTTGAAAATGGGGCAAAGCTTGACTTAACACAAGTGGGATTTGATATCAGTCAAACGCAGGCTAATGGCATTTCTGGTAATACAGCTCCTGAAAATGCGGCAGCAGGCAAGAAACAAGCTGTGGAAGGCATTATTGGGAGTACTACGGATGGTGGTGGCGGTAATAAAAGTGGTAGCGAACTAGGACAAGGCATAATTAGCCAAGATGGCTATATCAGAGGAAGAGCTTTGCAAGTAGTCGCTAGTGCTCATGGTGCTTTTAACACGATTAATGGAAACCCGGCAGGTAATCAAGGGGGCCAAGGTTTTGCAAGTGGTATCGTCAATCAAAATGGTTATATCCGAGGGAGTGCTCTTGAAGCTGTAGCTTCAGCTCATGCTGGTTTTAATAACGTTAATGGTACGCCACACGGTCAAAAAGGTGGCAATGAGTTCGCTCAAGGTATGGAGAATACCCAGGGACGAGTAAGATCAAGTGGTTCTAATGTAGCAGAGAGTGGAAATTCTGGATTAAAAAGCGTTAGTTCTGTTAGCCCTGGTGAAGCATTTTCAAGTGGATTTGCTAGTGGTATTTCTAATGGGAAATGGAATGTGCAAAGTGTAGCGTCTAGTTTAGCTAGAGGTGCATTTGAAGCGTTAAAAGCTACACTTAATGTGAACTCGCCCTCACGATTGACACGTGATCAAGGGGGGAAACCTTTTAGTGAAGGTTTTGCGCTGGGGATTCAAAAAACATCTTATATGGCAGAAAATGAAAGTCGCACTCTTGGTACAAATGCTTATAAGTCTCTTGTAAATACGCTAAAATCTAATAATTTAGCATTTGCAGGTGTTCAAATGGCGCAAGGACTTGCAACCGGGATTAAGAGTCAATATTCTGTAGTGCGAGATGCCTTGCAGGGTTCTGCTACAGAGGCAATTGATGGTATTCGTTCTATTAAACCAGAAGAAATATTTAGTTTTAAAGGTGACGATCCGTTAGCCAAATATTTTAATGCAATTTTTGTGGATGGAGATTGGCAAAACGATTGGATTACTCATATTCCTGAGAGTATGGGCGATATGGTTAGAGAAATTGGACGTCAAATGGAACGCTTTGAAGGGCTTTCAATTCATGATGTTGGTAATCTTTCTAGATGGAGAGAAGTGTTATCTGATAATCCTAATGTTATACAGTATCGACCAGACAATGATAATCCAGATAAAGGACAATATATGCCATATAGTAACAAAGACCTTGCACAACAAAGACCATTACAAATTGTAATAGATAGAATGGTTCTTGCAGAATTATTAATATCTCCATTGGATTTATTGCAAGGACAGAAATTCGAGACAGATTTATACAATGCAGGGGTGAGGCGATGACAAATCAAACTCTTACAATTATTCAGGAAGATGGTTCTAAGTTTGTTATTTCATCTAATGACAAACTTACTGTTTTAAACTTTCTTTCTAATTCCCCTTTCTATAACACTGGATACGAAAAGTTAGATGGGAGACATGGAGAAATTGATTTAGGTGGAAGTTTTAATGCGAGGGACGATATTAAATCTTTATTTCTCGTAGAACCACATGGGATAGATGATTTTTATAAAGTTCGAAATTTTATGTTCCGTCTTTTCGCTTCGCAATCTCCATTTTATATTGTTTCAAATAGAGAGCCTGAAAAGCGTTGGAAAGTACGAGTGGCAAATAAGTATGAAGTAGAACCACAGGCGAACGGAAACTACAGCCTTATAGAAATTCAGTATAAATCAGCGAATGCTTTTGCAGAATCCTTACAATCGACGTTAGAAAAAATGCAAACAGAGTATACAAGAACAACAGCTACATTCTCTATTGATAATAAAGGGCATGTAGAAATTGATCCAAGGCAAATACCTTTACGAATTACCTTTAAAGGTGCTTCTGAAAACCTCAAGATTAAAAACAAAACAACGAAGGAAGAATGGCTTTATACTGGCATAACAACAGATAAAGATACAATTGTTATAGATCAAGTGAGAAGTACGAAAAATAGTTTGTCCATCGTTCGAGATACAAATAAAAAGGTAATATCTTTGAAGGTTGGAATAAATGAATTCGAAGTTACAGGTGCTAAAGGCGCTTTTTCTATTTCATTCGATTTTCGTTTCCAATACTTATAGAAAGGAGCTGTGATTTTGGAATTAGTTACAGTAACTGATATAGCAGGAAATACGGAGATACTAACAGGGTTTCCAACGATAAATAGAGTTCGTAGGGTGAATGGGGAAAAGGGAATCAGTTTTTTACTATATCCTACAGAAGAGAATACACATTCCTTTTCGTTGGTACAAGAAGAAAGCAAAATTGAATTTGATGGTGAAGTTTATATTGTAAAGCATTTAACGGAGAGAACTATAGAAAGTAAGTTTTACAAAAGAGTTGAATGCATTCATGAATTTTACGTAAATATGTTGAATAAACAACAGTACAAAGTTCACAATGGCAGCATGACGTTTCGTGATGCTGTAGATTTTGTATTCGAAGGAACCGGTTATCAAACAGCAATTATTGATCAGTTTTACACACAAGATTTTCAAGAGTTTGGAAAAGATAATCGCTTGGCGTTACTAAAAAAAAAATTAGAGCGTTATAAGGCAGAAATATCGTTGCGTGGAAATCTCGCAAGTTTTAAAGAAAAAATAGGGGAAGATACTGATTTTCAGTTTCGGTACAATTTCAATATCAAAACATTTGAAAGAGAAATTGATACAAAGCCCCTTGCGACTTATATTCGTGGATATGGTAAAGACGGGTTAGAGAGAGAATACACCAGTCCGAATGTACATAAATTTGGGCTAATTGAAGCGGATTCCATAGATGACGAACGTTTTACAACCATAGATGGATTAGACAAGGCATTAAAAGAAAACCTACAGGACACGCCAGTTGTTAGTATGACAATTGACTTTATAGATTTGAGAAAAGCCGGATACCCTTACAATGTGCCGAATGAAGGGGATCGGGTTCTTTTGATTTATGAGCCAATGGATATTGATATTGAAACCAGAATTATGGAGATTGAGGAAGTATTTAATGCGAAGTTAGAGCCGATTGCATGTAGGGTTACACTAGCTAACTATAAAAAATCTTTTGGTGGGACACTTTTTCAAACTGTACAGAAGGCAATGAGTGGCGTTGTAAACGAAGATGGGAAAATTAAATACAGTGCCTTAGATGAAGGCGTTAAACGTGCAAGTGAAGCAATTAAGAACGCTCAAACAGAATTAACATTTGAGAATGGCATACTTGGCGTTGATCCTAAAAATCCAAATAACCTTGTCGCATTCAATAGTGCTGGAATCGGTATTAGTCGAGATGGTGGGAAAACATTTAAAGAAGCTCTTACTTATGAAGGGCTTGTTGCTTCGGCAGGTTTTGTTGGTCAACTTGATGCAAATAACATTAAAGTTGGTACAGGTACATTTTTTGAAGAAGGGTATGATCCTTTTAAAGTTTCTAATAGACTAGATACTTTGATTGATAACTTATCAGAAGATAACGTAATTACAGTGATTGAAAAACAATTTCTAAGTGCAGAGTGGGTAAAGATTCAAAATGAGTATAGTTCCACCATGCAGATTGCGGCAGGGTATTGGAAACCGGAAGAAAAGATTTTCGAAAGAGATAGGTATACACAAAGATATGAAGAACTGAAAAACTTTTTAACCGTTGAACATGATGAGAATAATCAGGCAGCCATTTTATCACCGAGTAATATGATAAAAGATTCAGTTATCAATGGAGACAGATATAAAAGTTGTTTAGCGAATTACTTTGAATCTAGGAATAAGATGAATGAGTTAATCTTGTTTCGTACAAAAGAGATTGCTGATACAGCTCAAAAAAATGTAGACGAAGTAACAAATCATATTGTATATAAGGTTGAGATTCGAAGTACGAACGGAACTACATTTAAGAATGGTCAAATTAGTACAGAACTTGAAGCGCGTGTATATCATGGAGCAACAGACGTTACGAATACAACTGATTTTATGTATAAATGGACAAGGAAATCCGCTGATTCGCTTGGTGATAACACATGGAATAAGGCGCATGAAAATGCTGGTAAGAAGGTCACTATTACAAATTTAGATGTAAATATACGAGCTACATTTGCATGTGAAATAAATAAATTATAGTTGGAAGGAAGATGAAGAATGGCAGTTGTAGCGAGTGGTCAAATTACTTTAATAGATTTGAACGATGCAAAAAGTTTAACGGGGTACATTGGATCAAATCAGGCGAAAGTACAAATTTTCAACCCAAATGGAAATACTTATACGCCTAACTGGGCAACAAATAATATGATATTAACGCCTTCTTTATTTGTATCGGGTACAGCAACCGATATTATTGGACAAGCAAAGAGCATTATATGGTATGAGCAAGGTAATAACACGCCAATTGCAAATGATACAAATTATTCAATCGGTACTGGAGTGGGAAAACCACTTACAATTAAGGCGAATATTTTAGCATCTAAAAATCAGCAAGTATATCTTTGTGAAGTGGTATGGACTGATCCATCAACAGGATTGGACATCACATCTAAACTGGATATCGAATTAGTCAAGGTGACAAACGGAACGAACGGAAGCAATGGTGCGAACGGTCAAAACGCTATTGCTGCATATGTATGGGCGCCAAATGGGAACATTTTTAGAAATAGTGCAGGTAGTCTTATAGCTGAATGCGATGTGTTTAATGGTTCCGCACAGCAAACAGCAGGCGTAACGTATCAATGGTATAAACAAGATGCTTCCGTTGCTACGGATCAAGGCGGAGGTGTTGGATGGTTAAAACTTACTTCCACAGCAACAGGCGGAGGAACAAGCGGACATACTACTGATAAATTAACAATTCCAGCCGGAGCTGTAGCTGGGATGGCGTCCTTTAAATGTATTGCTACTTATAGTTCTAAAACGTATGTAGATGTTGTTACGTTTGCAGACCAAACAGACCCATTGCAAGTTACACCAATAGCGTTAACAGGAAATGTCTTTAAAAACGGACAAGGTACAGTACAAGTTATTGCGAAAGTGTACCAAGCGGGAGCGGAAGTAGATGCAGCTGGAACGAAATATCAATACAAATGGTACTTATATAACGCTGGTGGAACGATGGTTCCGAATTGGGGCGGAACAACAAATTACAAAACAGGAAAAACACTTACGGTGCAAGCGTCAGAAGTCACTGGTAAAGGCACTGTAATTTGTGAGATTGAGTAGGTGATGGTGTGCCAAAAGCAACAGGTTTTATAACGTTACTTGATTTAAACGATGCATTAATTAGTGGTTCAGCCCCTAGTAATCCAACTACAGGAATACTATGGATAGATTCATCTGTTAAACCCAACGTTTTGAAAATGTGGGATGGGAAGAGTTGGGTAGTACAATCCCTTGACTTAGCATCTTTGGATAAGGATGCAAATGACAAAATCGAAAATGCAACTACTACTCTTTCAAACCTTGCTGACGATTCGAAAATTGATATTACAGAAAGAAGTTATGTAAAAGATAAACTAGCAAATATAATCGGATCTGTTTTGCCTGATACAGCAAACACCTTGCCAGTCGCTACGGCTTTAGATAGTGGAGGCAAAGGTGAGTTTTACTCTGTCCGCAAACAGGCAACCAATATTGGAATACCAACTTCAGATACAAACTATGTAGCCGTAGCAACTCAATACACAAATTTAAAAACGTATCTAGAAGCTCTTACACCGATTGATGCATGGGATACATCCATTGGTAATAAAGACAAGGTTATCCCGATTAATCCTACCGTGTGGCGTGATACATGGCTTAAATACTATCAAGCTATAGACGTACTAAGTGAAGCTATCCAAGCAAAAGCGAAAAATAATGTGGATGAGCAAACCGCTGGTGGTAGTAACATGTTAAAAAATACAGCGGACTTTATTGCGAATCGACTGTGGGGAGACAATGGACAAGGTGGCGGTGTTCCAGATAGTTCAATCTTATATAACGGAAAGAGAACATTAAGGGTTCCTATGCCACAAGGGGTTAAGTACCTTGAACCTAATATACCTTTGAAAAGAAATACCTATTATACGTATTCTGCAATGGTATACGGTTCAGCAACAGGAAATGGAACAACGATAACTCCACTTCATTTTTGGGCGCATACAGCAAAAGATACAACTGGACAAATGGTTGAAATTATTAAGTATGATCAATCATTTTTATCAAAACAGTGGAAAAGGTTATACGTCACTTTTTTAACACCGAAAGATAAAGATTTATACTTTTCTCCTTATATTTTTAATGGGATGGCATCTGGAACATTAAACGTGATTGAAATGGCACTTCAAGAAGGCAGTATAGTAACTGGATGGACAGAAAATCCGGATGAGGTAAGAGAGAAGATTGAAAAAATCCAAACCGATTTACGTCTCACAAGCCCACTTCCAACAACAATCACCTTAGATTCAAATGGGATCACAGCAAATACAGGGAAATCAGATTCTTTTGCAAGAATGGACTATCGTGGTGTTTATACGAAAAAGGGTGCTATACACATAGAACGAGAAGATGGTTACAATTTAATCATAAATGGGGTAGCCAATTTTGATATGAATGTTAGCTCTCATGAACCGCCATTTATGTCCCCAGGTGTAAATTATAGTGCCTATTGGTACGCGACACGAAATACAACATGGTCAAATTGTAATTACTATACATTTAAACACACGGGGAGATATTTAGTTTTTGCATTAAGTCTTGCGATTGATCCGGGTTCAGCGGCACAAGTGAAAATTACCGATGTAGACGGAAAGGACTTATGGTACACCATGCATAGTAAAACGATTGCTGATGATTATTATGTAAATGCCATGATTGATCTGGGTGTACCAACAGGAAATATGAAGTATATCTATTTGAAATTAGCATCCAATAGTGCAAATAACACCGCATATGCAAGGTTATTAAGTGCGTGGCAAGAAAGGTGATGAAAATGGAAATTAAAGAAAAATATGAACTGTATGAACGATATAAAACATGTATGTACTGTGATTCAGATGAAGCAGGGAATATAACGCGGTTAGAATGTGGGCAACATATTATACCGAGTAGTGATTATATACATTTCTTCCGAGTTGATCGATACGTAACAGACACGATTCAAAATTATAAGATTGTCTGGAATGGGCGAGTTGCAGAGTTGCAGGCAATTGATTTAGAACTAGAAGAAAAAGTAAAGAAAGTATATTTCGCGCCTACAAAAGAAGAATTAGAACGAGAAAAAGCAGAAATGGAAGCGAAAATTAAAATGCTTGAAGAACAAATAGCAGCACAACAAGTCGCACCAATCGAAAAAGAATAAGCCAAAGAGGGACAGGCAAATATGTCGCTTTTTTATTTTGTATAAAATACGGCTTTTGTACAGGGGAAAATATTGCATGGTTTTATTTTGTGAGGAGGAATTGAATGATGGAACAAAAATTTGCAGTTAAACCAGTTGGTGTAAAGTATATATGTGATTCTTGTAAGTTAGGTGAAATGGTATTAACAAATAATATGAAAATATTTGAAAAACATATTGAATATGTTCATAAATGTAAAAGTTGTGGAGCGGAAAGAAGATTGAATGATAAATACCCACTCATTAGATACGAACAAGTATAGACAATAACCAATCCACCCCCTAATATGTATATTGATTAAAAATATTTCATGTAAGGAGGAAGAATTATGTTGGATTGGATCGCGGATAATAAAGTGTTTAGTGGGGTTGGCGGAGTAGTATTGACTTTACTAGCCGGCATAATTGGGAGTTTTATAAAGAAAAAGAAAGATGAAAGTCAGCCAAGTCAAACCATTACTTCAGGGAATAATTCTAATAATATTCAAGGTGGTAATGATGTTAACGTTACAATCGGTGATAAAAAATGATTGGAAATAAAAAAGAAATACATGCAGGGGACGATTCAACAAATATACAAGCTCAAAATGTTACTATACAACATAATGGCCTTAGTTATACTGCTGTAAAAGAAGTTGCTATGGATGTTTTTAAAAGTAACTTTTATGATTTGGGAAAAACTGTTGAAAATATTATTAATGAACGTGCGGAAGAAATAATTAATGAGTATTTGAAACGCTTAATATCAAAAAATCCTGAAGCATTGAAAAATACAGAGGATGCTGATTTACGTTTTATGATATATGAAGCACAAAAAAATCATGCAAGACGTGGTGATAAAGAAATTGCGGATTTATTAGTAGATATACTAATTGATAGAACTACAATTAAAGACGAGACTTTGGTAAAAATAGTATACAATGAAGCGTTAGAAATATTACCTAAGTTAACATCGAAACAAATTAATATACTTACAGTTATTTTTATTTTGCGTTATGTAAATACGGGAAGTGTCTTTCTTATAGAAGAGTTGAATTTTATAATAAAAAGATTTACTGATGTTGTTCCTGAGGGGGAATTTTTCTACCAGCATTTACAATATACAGGGTGTATCTCGATTAGTGTTGGGGAAGTCAATTATATAAATATCCTAAAAAGGGCGTATCCTAATTTAGTTTCTGCTACGCATGAGAATGAAGATTTATTATTTAAAGAAAATCTCCAAATTGTAGCGCCCCATTTATATATGTTTTTAGAGAAAATAGATAAAACACAGATTCAAAATTGTAGTTTAACTAGTGTCGGAATTGCAATTGCGCTTAGTAACTTAAAAAAAAGCATTAAGGTTGATTGGGATTTAGGAATATGGATTAAAGACTGACAAGTGTGAAAAACAATATACAATTGAATAAATTCAATTCATAGATCAAGAGGAGCGATTTCGCTTCTCTTTTTATTTTGAGGAGATGATTTGTGTGAAACGAATAGTAGACCAAGCAATTTATGAAAAGCATGTTAGCCAGGAAAACAAAAACCTAGTCAAAGATTTTCTAATCGAAAAGAAAGCACAAGGGAAAGCGGCAAGCACTATACAGCAATATCATTGGGATTTACGAATTATTTTGTTTCTAATACATGAACACTTCGAAAATAAAAACCTTATTGAATTAACACGAAAGGACATTCGGAACTTATCTATTATTTTTCAAGAAACGGAAATGTCTAATGCACGTGTAAATGGATTGATGAGTGCTTTACGTTCAGCGCTTGAATTTTGCGCAGACGATGATGACTATGATTATGAATTTAATGTAGGTTCACGGGTACGTGGTTTACCTAAGAATCCTATTAGAGAAATTACATTTATTACTGATGACCAAATTAATTGGTTAATAGATGAATTACTTGAACAAGAGAAATATATGTTAGCAACGTATTTAGCTCTTTCTTATTACAGTGCAGCGAGAAAAAATGAAGTTTACCAGGTTCAGAAGGAAGGGCTGACAGAACAATATTATACAAATATGGTTCGAGGAAAGCGCGGTAAGAAGTTTAGGTTATATTACAATCCACGAGAACAAAAATGTATTCGTTTATATATAGATCATCGAGGTAAAGATACTATTCCAGATTTATTTGTAAGAGTTTATAAGAATGGCGGGCGAAAACTTTTAAATAAAAGTGTATTTAATTATTGGTGCAAGGTGTGCCGCTTGAAAAATTAAAATCGCTTGCTAATCATTCTGATATCTCCACAACTGAATCTTATTTAAAAGATAGAAGCGAAGAAGATATTGCAGAAATATTTGGAATGGATCCAAGTTATTTCGCAGCGTAAAGAAGCATAATTATGCTTCTTTTTATTTTGAAATGGGGTGATTGAAGTGGAAGGATTACAAGATGTAAGAAACGATGTACAAGAAATGAAGCAAGAAATCAAAGAAATAAGGTTTGATATCAAAAGTTTGGAAATGCGTACAACAGGAAATGAGAAAGATATTGATAATATCAACAAACAACTAGATAAGATCAGTGCAAACACTACTTGGATTTTGCGTCTTATTGTTGGCGGGATTATTGGAGCAGCACTTACCTTCTTCTTGAAGGGGGGTGGTATGTAATGGTTAGTTTAGCCGTAATGATTGGAATTGTAGTTGGTCTTTCACAGATTGTAAAAACAATTGGATTACAAACAAAATATGTTCCGTTATTAAATTTAACGCTTGGCATTGTGCTAGGCGTTTTATTTTTGGACGGAGATATCAAAAAAAACGTATTTCAAGGAATCATCATTGGTTTGTCAGCAAGTGGATTATTTGACCACACAAAAATTATGAAAAAGGATGTTGATGCTAAATGAAAAAGACAATGAAACATATTACCTCGTTCCTTATGATTTTAGTACTTGCTAGTTCTTTTGCTACAAGTGCTTTTGCTGATAGAACGCTTATTATTCCGAATTTACCTAAACAACCATATCGTTACGGTGTTGGTGCTTACGAGGGAGTTGTAGCTCATTCTACGGCGACTCTAGATGCTCCAGCTATTAACATTCAAAAATATGAGTCTCGTACATGGAGAAATGCATTCGTTCATTATGCAGTAGATTGGAATGAAACAATCCAAATTGCTGATACAAAGTATATTGCTTATGGTGGTGGACCAGGAGCAAATAAACGCTTTGTACATGTTGAACTTTGCGAAACAGCGGATTACAATAAATTCAAACGCAGCTATGATAAATACGTGAAGTTACTTGCTAAAATCCTTCGTGATCGTGGTTTATCTGTGGAAAAAGGATTATGGACTCACTATGATGTAACGAAATACCTTGGTGGAACAGATCATGAAGATCCACTTGACTACTTAAAGTCTCATGGCGTTTCAGAAACTCAATTTAGAGCAGATGTACAACGAGCATATAACAATTCTAATGTGGATGTTTCTGTGCCTGAAAAGCCATCTAAACCGGCAGAGGTACCGACAGCAGTAACAGATGGAATTGCTTATATTGAAGGCTACAACGTTAATTTACGTAAAGGACCAGATACAAGTTACTCTAAGATTCGTCAGTTAAATAAACCAGAATCTTATGTTGTATGGGCTGAAAAGGATGGCTGGTTAAATCTTGGTGGAGATCAGTGGATTAAGAACAATCCGTCTTATGTGAAGTTTAATAAGAAAAGTACAGTGGATTCTTCTATTGTAGGTAAGCGTGTTGTTTCTAAAGTTAATAACCTACGGTTCTATGATGCTCCATCTTGGCAGGATAAAGATGTTGCTGGCTCTGTAGATGTAGGATTAGGATTCACAATCGATGCGAAAGTAAGTGTTAACGGTTCGCCACAATATAAAGTACACAATAGTAAAGGTAAAACATACTATGTAACAGCTAATGAAGCCTATGTGTATGTGAAGTGATAAAAAACCGCCCTTAAATTTGGGCGGTTTTTTTAGTTTGAAACGTTAAATTTATTGTTTGTAATTTCTAATTTTAGTAGACTAGATAAGTAATATATTAGAAAAGGAGTGATTACATGGCAAGAAGTAAATTGTTACATGATGTAGTAAGTGGAAAAGAAAGTCTTGAAAATATTTTTTTCAGATTAAAAGTTATACTCTCTGATCTGGATAATGAAACAATTATGAATTGGATTCACGGGGAGTTACAAGGTTATACATCGGATGAAGAAATCCCTCCATATAGAGTACTGAAAGGGAATGCTATAGGTACATACATAATAAATAGTGCTGCTCAGTACACGGATGCTTCTGTACCTTTGGAAAATTTATTAACTAATGATCAAGTCCAAGAACTTAGAACAGTAAATATAAGCGATGGCATTGGAGCACTTCAGGATATATTGAATGGAACAAATCGTGAAAATTATGCATTGCAAATTCCTACAAGTTTTTGTCACAATATATCTACAACACAAATTCAACTTTTAGGAATGAGGATGCAGATAGGATCTAATCAGCTTAATGGAATTGTTTCTCATGTAAAGTCTAAGTTAATTGAGGTTATTATGGAACTTGAAAAACAGTTTGACAACTTGGATGATTTAGATATTAAGTCACAAGTAGAAGACGACACCTCTAAGAAAAGGGAAGTTACGTTTAATATTGAGAAAATAATTCATGATAATTCAATACAACTAGGAGATAAAAATAAATTGTCCAGATCTATGTTGGGGAATATATTTGGTGGCAAAAAATGAGTATACGTATTGGTGACAAAAACAAAATTAAAAACTCCTCTATTGGGCATCAACATAATGCTACACCTCCAACTGAGAAGAAGTCCTTCGTTGAAAGACACCCTGTTATTATTTCATTCTTAGTATCTTTTGTTGTAGGATTAATTTTACTTTTTAATTTTTGGAAATCTATTGTAGAATGGGTAGAAAATCTTTTTTGATTTCAAAAGCCAACTTATATAAGTTGGCTTTTTTATTGTTATTATATTAAAATTCCAATTGTATCTAAGGTTGGGTTGTTTAGTTTATATTCAATAATTCATCAAATTTAAATTCCATATTCAAACCGAAAGCGTCTGTACAGTATACAGTTTTCATCATCGGTTCGATATGCAATACATTTATGTACATATCGTGGATCATTCCATCACGATGGTATGAAATTAATATTTCCTCTTTATTTTGCATTGAATAAATAAGTCCTCTTTCAATCTGTTCGCACATATCCTCACTGACAATTGGTTTAGGAACTTTACTTAAATCGTTAAGCATTTCGTTAATTCTGTGAATTTACCCATAAAGTTGCCGCTAAAGGCAGTATAACTTTGCCGGAAATCACATGTTTTTGAGAGGAGGGGAGTGGATTATTCGAGGAAAAAGGAAACATAACTTTGCCGTGGATTAATTATTAACCCATAAGCTTGCCGTGAATGCTGTTGGTTTGTAATAAAGTTTGATCAAAGTGCTTGGGTTATTTGTTGCTAGTGAATAATTTTTTATAAAATAGTGTAATCATTTTTCTACATATGTTTGCTCAACAATCGCGCCCTTTAACAGAAGACTCGATTTCAAGATATCTTAGAAGACATTAATAACGCTCCTTCTCTATTGATCCTGTTTAGCGGAAGAACAATTGAAAGACCTTATTGAAGAAACGCATCCTATAGTTTAAGTAGAAACCTTCAGATAGAACTATAATTCTCTCTTACGAGTAAAAAAGGTATTGGAATAGACTTATTCCAATACCTTTTATCTACAATCTGAGATGCTTAGGGGAATGGAATTTTCCCTTAGGCTAATTTAGTTCTTTAGTATAATCAATTCTTTTTCATTTACATACTGTATGTTCAATATGTGGACTATCATCTGTTGATAAAATGGGTGAAGAACAAATTTTAATATCATCAATTTTTTGTTCACCAACAATTGGTGCTTCGACGTATATCGCTGCTTTCAAACATACGCGTCCATTTTCGAGACATACTTGAATATTTTTAGCTTTTATTCCAACACCATATGAAAAACTTACACTACCTAAATTAATGCATACATTTTCAGGCAAATGAACATTCCAACTACCTATATGGAAATTCCCATAATAGAAAGATATTTTTATGTTTGCTCCATTTCTTGTTGCTTCAATTCTGAAATCCCCAATGGATATACGCGGATCGGTAGTTCCAATTATATTATTAGAGTCCTTCAAATCAAGCTCAAGAGTTACATATACTTTGTCCCCACGTGTAAATGTGCTTAAAACTGTACAATTTGGCAGCATTTTAATCTAACCTCCAAAATTTTTTTTGAAACAATAGTATTATTTTTAATTTGTTAGGCTTTCATTCAGGACTAAGTTAATTTGTTTCTACCAATTAATTCCAATGTGATAAATCCTCATTTTTTTAGAGATACTATTATTGAGATATTTGCATGGTTTTGTATTTATCACACTAAAGACACTAATTTATTTAAAACAGATTTTTTAAATGATGCCTTTCGCTTGATGTGTTATCTGCAAAGATCAATTTATCCTCAGCAAATGTTTTCTCTGCCATGCGATGTTTAGATGCTTGTAAATGTGCAATTTAAAACTTTTGCTCCCTTAAACTTTTATACAACTCCAAACAACCCATACTCTAGGCTCAGGTTCATCCGTAATAAGTGCTCCAATTCCCAATCCTGGATCCCAGATTTCCACTGAGCCAGTAATTTCTTCTACAGTTATACCTTCAAGAGTAGTAATACGTTCTGTGTATATATCTCCCGTTCTAGCTGGAATCCCATCGCCTGACTCTCGTCGAACATACCTCTTGAAAATTTTTTCTCCTATAACATACATACCTGCTAGTGTCTCTTCTCCTGGATCCAAAAAATACAATGATTTCCGGCCACCCTCAAGTGAACTAATTTGTACTGGAATATGTAATCCTCTCCCTAAAGGGGTTTCACTCACTGTTGCCAAGGAGAAGTTTGCTAAACAAGGATGCAAATCTAAAGATGCACAAATAGAATCAAGGTCAGAAGGACTTTTTATCTGTTTAGCTATATCAACTAGACCAGGCACCAGGTAACTTGCTTTCTTTAAAATATTTTTAGCTTTAAGATTTAAATTCCCATTATCACAATTCATTTTTTCCAATTAAATTTCCTCCTTATTAGATATCTTACAAATAATAGTTTCTCGTGTCGTTTAAAAAATATTCTCCTATTTTAAAAAAATATGGAAAATAAGGTTCCTTGCAAATTACGTACCGTATTGCTCTGGTTGACTAATCCATTAAATTTAGAACAAACAAAAAAAGACCCAGAGTATATTTGGATTTTTTGAATCAATAGTAATAATTCCTCAAATTAGCAACCGACAACCGCGCAAATATTCCCCCAAAATTCAATTAATTTATACAATTCCATTGCTCCTGTTACTGGATTTGGAGCCAGTTCATAACCATGAAATATATAGTCTGGTGGATTTGGAGCACTTGCATCAACTCCGGTAAAATAAACAAATCTTGCTTTAGTAGCGCCACCAAAAAGTGGAGAAATCATTGTAGTCCATTTTTTAACTGTCAAACAATTTGTAATTATTAGCGTAGGGGGAATACAAGGTGCAAAAATGGTTGAAGATTTTTGGTTAAACTCATTATTTTGAAGAGCGCCACCCCCACCCCCACTTTGTTGAGAATTAACTAAATTTTCGCGAGCACTGGGATTTCCATTGTAAAATTGAAATGTATTATCATCACTTATTGTTGGGCAATTTATGTCTTTAGGCATCTGAGGGTATCCTGAGGCACAATTTTCAGTTAGATTATTAGTGGTGTATCCCCACTGACCATAATTATATCTATTATCCATTTATCTCATTCCTTTCTAGTTAATTAACCTAGCTTCGTTGTATTGTATGATTAGGTATATCTAGATGATTGGACATATTAAAAAGATCGCAATTAGATGATGAATGTGAATAGTGAGAAAATGATAAGGTACATGTTTTGAACGGATTATAAATAGAAGAACTATAAAAAAGTGCTAACAAGTTTGCAAACTAACTTGCTAACACCTATACGGAATAGACATAAAACATCGCTGATATGTCAGCCTCAATAATAGTTAAAATCAAGTAGAAAATACTAAATCGAAATCCTTATAAAATTAAATGTGATATTAATAGTACAGTGGATTCTTCTATTGTAGGAAAGCGTGTTGTTTCAAAAGTTAACAATCTACGTTTCTATGATGCTCCATCTTGGCAGGATAAAGATGTTGCTGGAGCTGTGGATGTAGGTTTAGGATTCACAATCGATGCGAAAGTAAGTGCTAATGGTTCGCTACAATATAAAGTACACAATAGTAAAGGAAAAACATACTATGTAACAGCTAATGAAGCCTATGTGTATGTGAGGTAGCAAAGAGAGTCTGCTCAAATATGAGTAGACTCTCTTTTTTATTTAATTCATATTTGATTAAAAGGGACCGCTATTATTTTCTGTTAGATACTTGGTATCTACATAACCAAGATCCTGGACATGTTGGTATAACGTCGTTAATAACTCTTTGTCTTTGCATAAAATACTAATATCAAAACCATCCACTATGCTTAATAAAAATTCACAATTACTATTAATAAAATCCGTTGCTGTAATTATCGATGTATAATCCTCCTTTTTAGTAAAAGCAGACATCGTCAAAAAAATTAAATAATATTTCTGGTTTAAGGTACGTTCTAAATCACTCCCAGTTATGAAACGATCCTTATTGAATGAAAATGCATTTGGAAAATTACCGTTAGAATCTTTAACGTATACTTCAGCCGTATCAATTTGCCATACATAGTTTTTGAAATTAAAAGGTTCTAATAAACTCAGTACAGATAAAAAGAAATTTTCATCTTCTGGAGCGTGAAAGTGTATTCCTATATTCATATTATAATAATCTCCTTTTTAAAAGTGTTGTAATTGATTAACATATGAAACCATACCATAAATTTTTAATTATTAAGAGGGATTTAGTAAGAAGAGGTATTAAAGAAGAAATGTGTGTATTATCTAAACAAAAAAGTGTTAACAAGTTTGCAAACGAACTTGCTAACACATATAAGAAATGGATAAAAAATATCGCTGATATGTCACCTTCAAATATAGACTTAATCATATAGAAAACGATAATACTGAATACTCATAAAATCATTCGTAATATCGAAAGTAAACGATCTAAACTTCTATACGAAAGCTACATGGAATAAATCGTACATAGCCGGAACAGTTAGCACAGGTCTCGGCTTTGTTATCGACGCAAAAGTCGATGTAAACGGTTCGCCTCAATACCGCGTGCACAATTCGAAAGGGAATATGTACTACATTACGGCTAACCCGACTTATGTGAATGTACGATAAGTGGACGTAAAAAGACCGCCTGTAATAAGGCGGTCGATTTTTTTATTTTATTACTACTCCGCCAGCGACACCAGATAGAGCCATAGCATCCGCAATTGTATTTACATTTGTTTCTGGGGTTCCATAGAATGCATCTAAAGCTCCGATAAACCACTCGGCACCCACTGTAACTGTGTATCCATTAGACTTCCAGTTACTAATTATGCGGTTTGTTAATGTTCGTTTCTCTAACTCGGATAATTTTATCCACGCTTCTCCCTTACTATTTGCACCAACAGTTGTAGTTTGAACTTCATTTTGTTTAGGCTGTTGCGCTTCTTGTTGCTCGCGTTCTTTTATTCTTTTATCTAGTTCTTGTCGTGCTTCTTGGTCAGTAAAGCCATTTTCAATAGATATTATATTTTTTGTGTCAATTTCAATTGCATATTTGTCGGAAGAAATATCGCGAATTTTTACTAAAGTATCTCCGCTATACTGTTTTTCTACTTCATATCTACTTCCAAGTTTATCAATAAGATGTTTATTTTTAGAAGTATGTTCTTCAGTTGAAACATCAATAATTATTTTCACATAGTATTCTCCGTTTTCGACAATACGTGACGGGGAAATAGTTGTTTGTAATTTACCATCTTTAAATACCTCACCACTTGTAGCGGTATAATCGTAGTTCTCTGATTTTTTTGAACTGTACACTTTTATGGTGGCCTGTGTAGAATCAGGAATATTGGTAGTTATAGATAAATTGAGTTTATCTGTCTCCTTATTATAATTTAAAGTATCTAATTGTGCGGATAGTTTTTCCTTTTGGGGTTCAGAGGTAGCTTCTTTAGCTTTAGTGGATGTCTCTGTATTTGATGCCGGTTTATCACCAAATATTGCTTTAATAGATAAACAAAAAATTATAGCTATAAAGACAACTAATATGACAGTTCTTGTTTTAATCAAAACTTCATCTCCTTTTAAATCCTAAATACATAATCAATGAATATAATAATATTACGTTTTTGAATTGAAGTGAATATTTCCATATAACATGATTGATATGACTATGTATATTCTTTTTGAAAATTATTGTAATTAATTAACATATGAAACTATAACATAAATTAAATAAATAATATATATAAATTTTAATCCTTAGGAGGGATTTAGTAAGAAGAGATATTAAAGAAGAAATGCGTGTGCTATCTAAACAAAAAAGTGCTAACAAGTTTGCAAACGAACTTGCTAACACCTATACGAAATAGACATAAAATATCGCTGATATGTCACTTGAAAAAGCAGAATTAAACAAGTAGATAACGCTAATATGGATACCTCAAAAAAATATCGGTGATATACGTGGTATTGTAATAATCTCAAGCGCTATCTGCGTTGAATATAGGAGTATTTGAGTTAAATCTAAAGCGAGTGTTAAAAGTATTATGAAGCTTGTAAGAATTACAAAACTACCCCAAAAGAAACTTTTTGAAGTGTTGCGGAAATCTTTTATTAAGGAAAAGAAAGAAAAAAATGCGGTAACAATAAGAATGAAAATTTTATACTTATCAGACATTATAACCCTCCCAAAGAACAGTAACTTATATTATACCGTATTTTTCAGTATTATTATAAATAGACTTTAAAGTGAATATTACGAAAAAAGAAAACCACAACTAATGTTTTAAGTTGTGGTTTTCTTTTTTGAGTACTTTGTTTTAGAAGATAGATAATCTAGAATTGAAAAAACTTTAAAGGGATTACCATACTTTATTTCCGATCCAGCATCAGGTGCTCAATGAAACGGTATGAAAGGTTATAGGCTGGTAATACGAGAATAAATAAGGGCGGATCTGTGTACAACAATATTCCCATATCAAAGTTCTACTAGAGAAAAGTAGTTAGTTAAGGGCAGTATGTGAATAAAAAACAGATGGGTGTGGAAACTAAATATTTATGACATTAAGGACAAAGATTAGGAAATATAGATTGGTATGAAAAAGTACAAAAATCTAAAATTAGAATGAGCATTGAACTAGTGTATAACGATTGAAACGGCACTGAAGACTAATAAAACGGCCATAATGATGTTAAATAATTGGTTATGTTTTATTAATAATTTTTGGAATATTGAACCAAATAAACTCCAACTACATGTACTCATTAAACCGACTACACCTAGAAATAATGAAAAAAGTAGAAAACTTGAATATGAATTGTAGTAAGGGAGTATGAAAGTCGATACTACAGTCAGTCCGAATAATATCCCTTTAGGGTTAACGAATTGAAGAGAAATCCCCACTGTAAATAAGTTTTTATTATCTTTTTCACTGGGATTCGTACTGCCTTTACTAGTGAGTATTTTAAAAGCTAAATATAACATGTATGTTACACCTAAAACTTTTAAAGGGAATTCGATTATGGGTAAGATATTAAGTAGTACTACATTAAAGAAACTACATAAAGAAGTGAGGATGAAAAAGCCGAAAGCTACTCCAAAGCAAAATTGCATGCTCCTCTTTAACCCGTATTGATTGGCGTATGTCATAGCTAAAAAATTGTTAGGGCCGGGTGTGAAACTACTTATAAAAACAAATAATAAAAAAGAAAATATAGGCATTTCAAAACCCCCTTATTATTTTTTGTGTGTTATAATGACCGAAAAGAACAATATAACGTGTACTTTTTATTATACATAACGGTCGTTATATTGTATATAGTGTAGGAGTGTTTTTTTATGGAAGAAATTCAACTTATTCTAGCGAAAAATTTAAAAACAATACGAGAAAAAGAAAAATTAAGTTTAGAAAAGGTTTCTCAATTAACAGGAGTGAGTAAAACGATGATTGGACAAATTGAAAGAGGAGAATCAAGTCCGACACTAACAACAATATGGAAAATTGCTAATGGATTGAAAGTGTCTTTTACTTCTTTAATCAATAATCCACAACCCGATATAAAAGTTGTTTTACGGGATGATGTTCAAGTATTGTCTGAAGATAATGGGAGATATAAAGTGTATCCTTCTTTTCCTTTTCAAGATGATAGAAATTTTGAAATGTATACAGTTGAAATAGAAACAGAAGGGGAACTGAGTTCAGAAGGGCATAAAGAAGGAGCAGAAGAATTTATAACGGTATTTGAAGGAGAATTGACAATAAAAGTGAATAATTGTCAGTATAAATTAAATAGTGGAGATTCCATTCGTTTTAAGGCCGATAGATCACACTCTTATCATAATTTAGGGAAATCGTTGACTCGATTAAGCATGACAATTTATTACCCAGCTACATAAGTGTGCATTTATATATATAAAAGATAAAACCATCTATACAAGGTGGTTTTTATTTTGTGTTAAATTACAAAAAAAGACACTCGTTTGAGTGTCAACATAGTATTGCTCTCGCGTATAGGATTGGAGTACGTTTCTCAAATACGTATTGAGAGATGGTTCGTAAAGGAGAAACTGTCTTCATATTTAATGTAACATCGGTAAGGGTGAGTGTAAATTGATAATGTATATACGGAAAATTTAGTATAGATAGTTTCTACTATAAATATAGTGCAATTTGTTCTGTGTTACGTAATCAACGCCATGAAATAATTGAGTGGTTCTTATTATTATGACAGACTTGGTATTTAATAATGTGTATTAGAAAAAGAATGAATCATTTTTTAATCGATTCGTATAATTGTTAGAGAGGCACCTGTTGAACCACCTCCAACTAAATTAACAATGGATAATATACCGAATAATTGAAGTGAAATTGTATTACCAGCAATTAAATTAGTAATTAAATTATTATTATAATTTGAAGTTGATATAGCGGGAGAAAAAATAGAGCCAGAAAGTGGAGTTGAAGCGTTTAATAGTAACCTTGTTCCAGCGAGTAGAGAAGTTGTCGTATTAACTTGATAGGTTAAATGATATCTTCCGGTTACAGGAATTGTAAATACATCGTTTGAAGCGTTAACTGTAAAATTACCGAGGCTTTGGTTATTAGAAAGTGGAATATTAGTTCCACCTAATATAACTGAGATGGGACCACCTAATGTATTATTAGCGAACATAGAGTTTGTTGTAACTATTGACCCAGTACTTCCGGTAGGTCCAGTACTTCCGGTAGGTCCAGTACTTCCGGTAGGTCCAGTACTTCCAGTAGGTCCAGTACTTCCGGTAGGTCCAGTATTTCCGGTAGGTCCAGTACTTCCGGTAGACCCAGTATTCCCAGTAGGTCCTGTAAGTCTGTATGGAAGAATTATTTCAAGAGCCATTGATAGTAGTTCTTCTTTTATTTTTTCATTTTTATCTTGCATATAAATCACCTCATTTTTAAATTAGATACCAATAAGTGTAGTATTTTTAGAATGGAACTATCATTTTATTCTATTAATAGTAGTAGTTTATAGTAACGGTAAAATGTTTAATAAATATATGAATCATTTGGAAAGAAAAAGAATAGTTATGAAGTTATTTCTTAATAATAGAGTCATAATAATGTATGTTAGTTAAAAACGTGTGGAATGAGGTATTGAATTGAAGCGGAATGATAAATTATCAATGAATAAAGGTAGGATAGGACCTGAGAATATTGGACCTACATTTCCAGTTCTTCCACCAATTTATGTTCCGACTGGAAGTACAGGGCCAACGGGAGCAACGGGAGTAACAGGAGCAACGGGAGCAACGGGAGCAACAGGGGTAACAGGAGCAACAGGAGTAACAGGAGCAACGGGAGTAACGGGATCAACCGGAGTAACGGGGGCAACCGGAGCAACCGGAGCAACCGGAGTAACGGGGGCAACGGGAGCAACAGGAGCAACGGGAGCAACAGGAGCAACCGGAGTAACAGGGGTAACAGGAGCAACCGGAGTAACAGGGGTAACAGGGGTAACAGGAGTAACAGGAGCAACAGGAGCGACAGGAGCAACAGGAGCAACAGGAGTAACAGGAGCAACGGGAGCAACAGGAGTAACAGGAGCAACAGGAGTAACAGGAGTAACCGGAGCAACCGGAGCAACAGGAGTAACAGGGCCAACGGGAGCAACAGGGCCAACGGGAGCAACAGGGCCAACGGGAGCAACGGGAGCAACGGGAGTAACAGGGATAACAGGAGCAACAGGTCCTACTGGGGGGATTGGCCCCATAACAACAACAAATTTGTTATATTATACTTTTTCAGATGGAGAGAAACTTATATATACAAACGCAGATGGGATAGCTCAATATGGTACAACGAATATATTATCACCTAGTGAGGTTTCATATATTAATTTGTTTATTAATGGGATTCTGCAACCACAACCATTTTATGAAGTTAGTACAGGTAAACTAACTTTATTGGATAATCAACCACCATCGCAAGGGTCTTCAATTATTTTGCAATTTATCATTATTAATTAAAAAAGACAGATTCTTATTATAAAAGGAATCTGTCTTTTTTGTTTTAAATTACATTCGTTAACATTAAGTGACGATAAATTCGATTGTGATTGGAATTCCGCCGTCTAATGCATCTCCACCAGGGATTGTAATAGCGCCAGTAGGGCCAGTAGTAACACTGGAGTTCACACTGGGCTGAAGGATACCGTTTACATATAGGTTGTAATACGTGAAAGTCGGAAATGCAGTTGCAGTAGTACCCGCATCGTTTAAGCAAGCTGTGGCAGCAACCGCAAAGGCTGCGCCTGTGCCAGTCCCAGCTCCTAGTGTAGATGTGAATCTTCTAGATGCCATAAATGGTTGAATGATAGGCAATTAATTCTCACTCCTATTCATATTTTATTGGAACGAAGTATTGAATAACTTGTCCACTATATTGTATGAGAGTTTTCTAGAATAGAAACGGCTTTAGGATTAGAAGAGTAGCATAATTTTATTAAAGGTATAACTTTTACTACAATTAAAAAGCGATGTTGGTATTTATGGAATATATGCTAAGGGTTAATTTGAATTTTTGTATTCGAATTAATAGATATTTTTGGAGGTAAGAGATAAACGTGGAAAAATAAAATAAACTCTTAAGTTTAGGTGTTTAATCTAAGCACTCAATTATTAAAAACATATAATTAATATGTGAGTCATGAACATAATTAAATGACGTTTTCAAGTTTGATTATCATTCATATTTCCTATTTTAAGAGAAACATATAACTCAACTACTTTTTTCAATCGCATCTTTTATATTACTTAGAATAGGAAAACACTCAACTATAAGAAAAGTAAGGAGGAAATAAATGAAACATAATGATTGTTTTGATCATAATAACTGCAATCCGATTGTTTTTTCAGCAGATTGTTGTAAAAATCCACAGTCAGTTCCTATTACTAGGGAACAATTAAGTCAATTAATTACTTTACTAAACTCATTAGTATCAGCTATTTCAGCATTCTTTGCAAATCCAAGTAATGCAAACAGATTAGTGTTACTCGATTTATTTAATCAATTTTTAATTTTCTTAAATTCCTTATTACCTTCCCCAGAAGTTAATTTTTTGAAACAATTAACTCAAAGTATTATAGTTTTATTACAATCTCCAGCACCTAATTTAGGACAATTGTCAACATTATTGCAACAATTTTATAGCGCCCTTGCACAATTCTTCTTCGCTTTAGATCTTATCCCTATATCCTGCAACTCAAATGTTGATTCTGCAACTTTACAACTTCTTTTTAATTTATTAATTCAATTAATCAATGCTACTCCAGGGGCGACAGGTCCAACAGGTCCAACAGGCCCAACAGGCCCAACAGGCCCAACAGGCCCAACAGGAACAGGAGCAACAGGAGCAACAGGAGCAACAGGAGCAACAGGAGCAACAGGCCCAACAGGCCCAACAGGCCCAACAGGCCCAACAGGAGCAACAGGTCCAACAGGAGCAACAGGTCCAACAGGAGCAACAGGTCCAACAGGCCCAACAGGTCCAACAGGAGCAACAGGAGCTGGAGCGGTTATTCCGTTTGCATCAGGTGGACCAGTAGCATTAGCAACTGTTTTAGGTGG